TGCTGCTAATGGCATACCTACAGATGCAGTAGGGTTGACATCATCATCGCGCCAACGAACAGCTTGTCCTTCAGGCGTAATCAATGCAATAGACGGTCTGCAATTAAGTCCGTTTAGATCAACGTAAGGAACTGTCAATCCTGTTGCCGAGGTAAGTGTTGTAATTTGCTGATACCCTAGGCGTGTGGTAATAGCTTTTAAGTTAACTGACATTTAAATTCTCCTACTTTGTGTAAATGATCGAATCTCGATCAAAAATTGTTGACCTGCAATAATAATACTCTGAAAAAACCCACCTGCAAAGAACGCACCACCAAAAAAGCTATTCATTTTATCCTACTCTCCAATTCGTGCCATCAAAATAAACAGGAACCACTGTACTGCCATCACCTATCACAACTTGTCCAAAAATAGGTAAATCAGCATCAAAAACAATTGCTCTTGAACCACCATCTGCACCAGGTGGTAATGATGCAACATCTGTTGGTTCTTGATATAAAATTTCGCTAATTTTTATTTTACATCTATTAACTTGACCAATAGTGCCTAATTTAATTGTGGTTGGGAGTGACCCAGAAGTGGAATTTGTGCCTATATTAATAGTATTAGTGCCAGATCCAGTTCCTATAGTAATGTTATTAGCCCCAGACCCACTTCCTGTTCCAATATTAATTGTTTTGGTAGTTGAAGTATTTACACCTGTAGCTATGTTGACTGTTTGTGCGGATGTAGATTGCCCCAATGTAATTGAATTTGTGCCACTAGTGCTACCAATTGTTACTCCACCCTCTATTGTTGTGGTGGTGTTACTTGTTGCCGAACCAACAGCAATATTGGTAGTTGAGCCTGACACTCCGTTTGTTCCAATATTAACTGTTTTAGTTACACCTGTTAATGTTGCGCCTGTGGCTATACTTGTAGTAGAAGTGCCTGTAGTATTGTTAATGCTTATTGTTCCTGTGCTAGTTCCACCACCTAAACTAATTGTATTATTTGCGCCTGAAACTGAACCAAGAAATATAGATGTAGTTCCCGCAGTGCCTAGTCTGCCTATATTGACTGTTTTTGTACCTGTTGTAGCACCTGTGGCAATATTGACTGTTTGCACACCCGTAGACTGCCCTAGCGTAATTGCGCCTGTAGCACTTGCACCACCAATTGATAATGTACCTGTGGTTTGGGTTGTTGCAATGTTTTGATTAACTGTATCTGAACCTGTTAATTGCAATGCGCCTGTAGATGTGATTGCAGTCGTGAATGTTGGGCTATCACTTAATACAACACTACCTGTGCCTGTAGATGTTGTTGTGCCTGTGCCGCCTGCAGATACAGGCACTAACTTCCAACCAATCACTTGAACTGCGTTAAGATTATCTAAATAGAACAGTTTGCCGTCAGCCGTATTGATAGCTAATTCACCAGCTACAAGGTTGCCCGATGTAGGTGCTGCACTAGCCGTCGAGCTACGATAAATCTGTATTGGTGTAAAGCCTGTTTGAGCCATTAAAATTCTCCCCCTGATATGCCTACATATTTTGATGCAGTAGCTGTAGTAAACGTCCCTGTTGAAGGCGTTACACTACCTATTGTAGAACTGTTAATTGTACCGTTAGCAAAGCCTAATCCATTAAACGTACCTGCTACCACTTGACTAGCATTAATTGCTATTGGTACATTACTTATGTTTGTTATGCCACCAAACGCATCTATTGTTACTTGTGCTACATTTGTAGCAGAACCATACGTGCCTGGCGTAGTCGTGTTAGCACCTGAGTACGCTATCGAGTAAAGGTTATTAAAAAACCTAAACCATTCATTTGCTACGACACCTGTCTGTGGGTCTACAAGCGAAACCCTAGGTGCAGGTATTCGAGTGTAGTTAAGCGTTTGTGGCATTTAGAATTAACTCCGCGCCCATAATAGCTATCTTAACTGGATCAGTCCCTGACACCTCATACACGCGATCACGTAGCTTTTGTGTCATCCCTAGACGACGCCAAATGTTACGGTAGCCATACTCGCCTATCTTACCCATTGACTTCCAATGTTCGTTAGACCACGTATGACCGCCATCATCGGACCATCTTAGCATGGCTTGAGGATCATCTCCTTGCCCTAGCACTAACCCTACGCCTGACTCAATCTCTAGCTGTAGGCTGTGCTGTGCAGTCCGTTTTAAGTTATTTTGACCGCTAGGTAGCGCTCTCCATGAACGTAACCATTTCTGCGGTGCGCCATTGTCAGCATAGACATCTAAGTCAAACTTATAAATGTTACCGTTTACATAGTCCCCTACTAATGTAGTAGACTGAAAATTACATTGGCAGTTTGAGCGATGACGAGCAAACTCGCCGTTAACCAAACTAGCACGTTCGTGCCATGAGCCTGTCGCTACATCATACACCCATGTGGCGTTTGCTGTAGGAAAACTAATGACGTAGAAGGCATGGCCTTCTTGTTGATAGGTGTACGCTACAGCGTCTGATACATTGCCATAGTTCTGTATTGCATACTCTACTGCATGTGTTGATACACGTTGCGCTGCGTAGCCGTTAGACCTAAACACAACGCCAAACCCACGAGGATCGTTACCAAGCCAAAAGAGAGAGTTATCTAACTTGGCTACTGAATAAGAGGCAATACAGCCAGTCTCGTTAAATGCACCTTGAATAGGGATTAACGGAAAGTCTGTCGCACCTGAGTTGTACCACACTTCAGTTGTATCTGTACCAAACACCCAAAGTTCACGGTGAATAGTGTTAACGGCTACTACCCCGTCAGGTGAGCCTTCTGCACTAGCAAAGTCTAATGGGTCTACTGACGTGCCATCAAGAAGCTGGGTAATCCAAATCTTTTGGCTGTCAGGCTCGTTATAGACAAAGTAACCATCTAAATAACATACGGTTCCTGCACCTGTGAAGTCAGGATCAGTAATCTTAGCAAACACGTTAGTTACTTCGTTATATATGTAGCCTAATGGGTTAGCGGCAATAAATATCTGCGTACCGTTATCAGCAAATGTGACAGGGCCTGTGCCTAACACTTCACCGATATACTGTGACGTGTAGTCTGTATTTATCTTATAAAAACCTGTACCTGATACGCAGTACGCATCCGTACCGTTTGTTTGGTGCGCCCACAGACCTCTAATAGGACCTGTACCCACGGTGCATAATGTTGTTAGTCCAGGCGCACGATTAAGATAGCCTATCTCTAAGCCGTTCTCAGGCGTAGCTTCTGGAAATAAATTAATCATGCGGTTATCCGCAGCGTTAATAGACCGAGCTACATAAGACTGACCTAAGATAGGACTTTTCATTAATAGTTACCAGCAAAAATATTGTAACGTTGACGAGTGCCTACAATACTGTAAGGCAAGCTCATAATATCGTCAGGGTTGTTGATACGTTTCAAGTTACGCTTAGATGCCATTGCAATACGAGATACTTGTGCGCTTGGCTCTACGCCAAACTCAGGTGCTATCTCACAAGCTAAATTATATTTAAACGCACGTAAGTAACCTGGTGGGAAGTATAGTTCTGTTGCTAATGTAGCAGGTTGAGTTAACTCATCAACTGAAATAAAATGCCATTCCAATATCTTTGTAGGTTTTGGATAAACATACATTTCAATGTTAGGGTAATTCATGTTAATCCACATGACTTGTGGATAGGTAGAGGTTACAGTTTTAACTGCAATACCATCATATTGTTGTTGATTGATAAGCTTAATACCGAAAGAGATGCCGTTTGACGGGTCTTTAAAGTAAGTTGAATCATCCATTAAAATAGGACGATTACCTACAAAGTCACCTGTAGGGCCTAATGTTCTTGATAATACGTTAGGTGGCCATGAGAACACTTGGTCTTGCGTACTGTATACGGCTAGACGTTCTGTATTCCAGCTATCTATCATTTGGTTTAGCGCAGTTAACGCATCTTGAGATGTTTCTGCAGATGGAGTTTCGCCTTCGGCTAAAATGCCAAGTAATCGTAACGCTCCATTAATTTGATCGCCAGCCGTTGCCATATTAAGGCTCCTTATTCTTTTCTACGTCGTTTAACTTCCAGTTCATTGACGGGAGCCGCAACTACTGTCGGTTCAGCAGGCGTATC